CATCAAGCCGAAAAGTGCTTCACATCTTGTTTTTCGTCTGGCATCTGGCATTGTGCTGGCAAAGTCGGTTACGATACCGGCGCGTCCTTATCTCGGTATTTCCGACGATGACCAGGTCATGATTTCCGAGACCGTTTTCAGCGCACTTCAACGCCGTATTTAACGCCTCTTAATGGGTGCCCGCCGTCGCGGGCATGATAAGCTTTTGCTGGACGTGGTTTTCTCACGTCCATGAAAAAGCGTCTGACCTCACTTATGATGAACCTTCCGGCCGTCGATGACGTGTCGGTGACCGCTGTGCCGGAATGGGTGCACCTCATGCCCGCTGGCACGTTCAGCGGGGCAGACGGTCGCGGCCCTTACGTTGCCGGTGATCTCCAGCAGATCGTTGCGCAGTTCCGCAATACTGGCCGCAAGCTTCCGATCGACATCAATCATTCCACAGACAAGCTTGGAACGCAGGGCTTCGAAAGCCCGGCACTTGGCTGGATCGTGGACATGGAAGCCCGCGAAGATGGCATCTGGGGCAAGGTTGAATGGAACGCTCGCGGCAATGCGGCCGTCAGCGGCCGCGAATATGGCTACCTGTCGCCAGCGCTCTTCGTGACCGAAAGCAAGCCGCACCGTGTTCTGGAGATCGGCCGGGCCTCGCTCACCAATGATCCGAACCTCAAGCTCAATTCCCTCCATACAGCCAACCTAACCGGAGAACCGGACATGGAAGAAGAACTGCGGAAGGCTCTTGGCCTTCCAGAAGACGCCGACGCGGCTGCGATCCTCGCCGCCGTCACGGAAAAGACCTTGCATTCCGCAACGCTTGCGAAGGTCGTGGAAACTGCTGGCGTCAATATCGACGCCTCCGGCGACCAGATCGTCACCTCGCTTCAGTCCCGTCAGTCGGGCGATGATGCCGAGAAGGTCGAGTTGCGCAAGACGGTCACGGACCTTCAGTCGAAAGTTACCACCCTGACCAACGGTGCTGCGCGCGACAAGGCGGAAGCGGTTGTCAATCGCGCTGTCGAAGATGGCAAGGTGGTCCCGGCACTCCGCGAGCACTTCATCAGTCGTCACATGAAGAACCCGCAGGAAGTCGAGGACGAGATCAAGCTTCTCCCTTCGCTGCATTCGGCCACGCTGCGCAACTACAAACCGCAGGAAAGTGGAGATCCGGCGCTCTCTCCCGAAGATCAGCAGATTTGCGAGCTGATGGGCATTGATCCCGCGGAGTTCGCAAAGACCAAGAAGTCCCACAAGGAGTTGTTCTGATGGCCGCTACTCGCGATCTCGAAATCCCGAGCCGCGACGGTACCCGGTTCGGCTATCCGGTCAAAGCGGGTATCCGCTTTTTCGGACGGGCTATCGTCGCCGTCACCGCTGCCGGTCTGGCAGTTCCCGCAGCCCACGCTGATGCTGTTGCGATCGTCGGGCTGGCAGAATTTCACGTCGACAACCGCGACGGCGCTGACGGCGATCTGACCGTTACTGCGATCCGTGACACACGCGGCTTCGAATTTGAGGCCGCTTTCGCCGACATCGGCAAGCCGGTCTACGCCACCGATGATGCAACTCTCACGCTCGATGCTACGGGCGGCAAGCTGAAGGTCGGCACCATTGCCGGTCTCGGGGACGGCCGCACGTGGGTTTCTGTCGGCGCATAAGGAAAAACGACCAATGGATATCACTCCATCCACAATGCGCGGCCTCTATACGGCCATTTCGACAGCGTTCAACGCGCAGCTCGGTTCCACCACGACGCATTATCAGACCGTCGCTATGACCGTTCCATCGACCACGGCGGCAAACGAATATCCGCGTATGGACGATCTGCCAGGGATACGTGAATGGATCGGCGACCGCATCGTTCATGACCTGTCGATGCAGACCTACACGATCCGCAACAAGGAATTTGAAGGCACGATCGGCGTTCGCATCTCCCAGGTGGAAGACGATCAGCT